AGGCGGTGCTACAGCAATCCAAGAAACCAACGCCCTAGTAACAGCAGCCGAACAGGCCGCGTTTACTATCGGTCAGTCAGCCGCTAGCCAATGGTACGGTGCCGGCGTTTCTAACGCCCAATCTTATTTGCAGGGCGTCGAAGCGGCGTTTGCTGCAGCCCAAGCCAAGTTAGGGCAAAAGGGTATTAAGTTGCCTGACATTAAAGGCATAGGCGCAGGGTTCGCGGAAGCAATCAGCCCGCAACCAGTAGGCCGAGTGATACCAAAACGCCCGGGCCAAGGCTATGAGGATTTCGCCAGCCTTACCGTAAACGTTACGGGCGGCCTTGCTACTAGCGCGGAAGTAGGGCAGGCGGTAGTAAACAGTATCCGCGCCTATAACCGTTCGGCAGGCCCCGCAAATATACAGGTGGGCTAATGGCCACGTCAGTAATTGCCAGCGGTAACTATGAACTATTTATAGACACTGGTTTTATGCTAAACGCGTTTACGCTTGATGACGCAACACGCGGCGTATTAAATAACACAGAATACGTTTTAGACGGACTAACAGAGTTTGCCCCTATGTTGGAATACGCTAAAAACGTTTCGGTAAACCGTGGCCGCCGTGAGATCGGTGACCAGTTCAGCGCTGGCACAATGTCGTTTACCCTCGACGACACACTGGCCAACGGCATACTAAACCCGCTGTACACGTCTAGCCCGTTCGTAGACCCTGCCGGGCAATTTACGTTGGCGCCTTTGCGTCGAGTATCGCTAGGCCGTTACGACAGCACTAACACGTTTATAGCGCTGTTTGTAGGGCAAATAGTAAACTATGATTATTCGTACGAGTTGGGCGGGAATAATACAGTTACCGTTTATTGTGCTGACGATTTTTATTTATTAGCGCAAACCAGCCTTGCCGAGTTTAACGTTTCCGAACAATTATCTAGCGCCCGCCTTACCGCTGTACTCGATCTGCCTGAAGTTAATTACCCAGCACTTAGTCGCAACATAAACACAGGCACCCAAACATTAGGCGGCGCTGCTGCCTACACCGTGCCGGAAGGTACGAACGTAAAGGCCTACTTAAACCAAATCCAACAGGCCGAACAGGGCCGCGTTTTTATGTCACGAACGGGCGTACTGAACTTTGACCCGAGGATAGGTAATACCCTCAGCGGCAGCGTTGCAGATTTCCACGACGATGGCACAAACATTCCCTACAACAATTTGGGCATAACGTACAACGCCGATCAAATAGTAAACAGGGCCAGTATTCAGCACTTAGGCGCAACCAGCCCGCAAGTAGCAGACGACGCAGCCAGCCAAGCCAAGTACCTAATACAAACGGTAAGCATTACCGACAGCCTGCTACACAATAACGCAGCCGCCGCAACCCTCGCCAGCTACCTACTTGTAGGCGAACCTGAGGCCACGTTTACAGCCGTGCAAACCGATTACCTAATGCTGACCACGGCCCAACGCGAAGCCTTAGCCCTAGTAGATATTGGCGACACCATAACGATTACGAACACACTGGCGGGCGGCGAAGTAGCCCAGGAATTATCGGTCGAAGGCGTCGAACACCGCCTAGATTTTGTTAGCGGTCACCGGGTCACCTACTACACGGCGCCTACAGTGATCGTTTACGAGTTCATACTTAATGACCCGATTTATGGCAAACTAGACATACAAGACCCGCAACCCGTTTTAGGATAAAGTAAACCCATGGGCGCTAACGCAACTACTTTTGTACCAAGTTATACAAGCGGCGAAGTTTTGACCGCTGCCAATTTGTCGGTGACAAATAGCGGCATACCTGTTTTTGCAACGACGACAACGCGCGATGCGGCTTTTGGTGGCACGGGCGAAAAGACACTTGCCGAAGGACAGTTTGCATACATCGAGGCAACTAACACAACGCAATATTATGATGGCGCGGCTTGGCAGTCTGTAGGCGTAACCCCGGGGCTTGTGCTTGTTAAGACGCAAACTATCGGCAGCGCGGTTTCTAGCGTTGAGGTAACTGGTGCTTTTAGTTCTACCTACGACAACTATTTAATAACGCTTGAGGGCGGCGTAGCGTCAACAAATGTCGGTTTGCGTTTAACTTTAGGTGCTACTGCAACTGGATATCTTTTTGCTGGTACTTTCGTGCAATACAACTCATCAACAGTTGGCGGCCAATTTGGTGGCGGCACGAACTGGGAGATTGGTTACGGTTCCACAAATGCACTTAGCGCCGAAATAGTTTTAGGTTCGCCTAATTTGGCAAAAGTAACCACTTTTAGGTCAAGAGGTGCAGACACTACGACAACTGGCTATATGAACTCGTATAGCGGTTTTCTAAACAATTCGACGCAATACACCGCTTTCACTATTGCAACCACTACTGGAAACATGACAGGCGGAACTATCCGTGTTTATGGATACCAAAACAGTTAGGTGATGAAATGACTTACAAAATACAAATAGACGACCTAATCCGTGACGCAACTGACGAAGAAGCCGCCGCAATTAAAGCAAAAGAAGCCGAAGCCGCGCAACGCGCCCAAGCGGAAGCCGATAAAGCAGCCGCACGGCAAGCAGTCCTAGACAAACTTGGACTTACAGCAGATGAAGCCCAAGCATTGTTGGGCTAAGTATGCGGCCCTACTTTTTATGGTTGCCGTAATTTGGGTTGCCAATGGTTGCACCGTTTCTAAAACCAACACAACTTACCAATGCTTTACAAAGGCGGCGTGCGACAATGATTAAAACCCCTGAACAGCAACACGCGGCACTAATAGTTTTTGTGGGCCGTTTGCTAGCGATATGTTTTACTTTTACCGTATTTGCATTTATATACGGCGTGCTTTTTGTAGACCAGCCGGAAAAACAGGCCCCGACTGACGCCCAGTTAATAGACCTGCTGTCCACGTTGCTAGTGTTTTTAACTGGCACACTGTCGGGCCTAGTTGCGTCTAACGGACTTAAAAGCAAAACCCCGCCAACTAGATAATGACTATACCGCCAATAAAAAAACTGGTACTGCCTGCCTCACTGCAACACGTGAAGCCGGGCGAACTACCCGCCAGCCTGCTAATAGACATAAAACCGTTCGGCAAACTACACCCGCTGGCCGCTAACGCTTACAACGCTGTAAGGGCTGCCGCGTTCGCTGCAGGTATAAAACAATTTAAGCCAATTAGCGCGGGCGATACTTACCGCAGTATCAGTTTGCAGCGCCAAGGATTTTTGGCCCGCTACACACTCGACGTTATACCCGGGCAAAAGCCGCGCGTATACGAAGGCAAAAACTATTACCTAAAACCCGGCAACGCACCAATGGCAGTACCCGGCACAAGCCGCCATAACTTAGGTTTGGCCTGTGACTATGCAAACATGGCTGGCCCCACGTTCGAGTTTATGTGCGAACACGGCCCGCGTTTTGGCTGGTCATTGGAAGTAATGCCCGCTGAACCTTGGCACTGGTTTTACTGGCCCGGCGACAAAGTGCCAGCAGCCGTAACCCAATACCTACAAGGATTAGCGCCAGTATCCCCCACCGCGTAACACGTGCCTACTACGGTTTTATGACCGACGAAAAGAGGACTACCACGCATGAACGAACTACAAACGTTTACCTATGAATGTTTTATAGGCCGTATGGATAACGGCCAGCAAGTCTTAGTACAGATTTTCAGAAACCCTGCCAGCCTCGAAGTGTTGGCTAGTCAGATCGCGTTTCGTACCGCTGCCGGCGACAGTTGGCAAACGCCTTACCAGTTGGAGAAAATGCCATGACCCCATTTGTAGCAAAGTTGGCGCTAGGCGCTGTTTGCACTATTGCCGCGTCGCTGTTGGCTTGGGTTATGCCCGGGCTACCTGACAGCGGCCCAAGCCGCCCCGTAGCCGTTGAGTACGTTTACGAGGCAACCCCACTACTGCCCACCACAACGACGGTAAGCCCGTTTAACGAAGGTAACTGCCTACAGGTAGTAGCACTGGCCTTATCGTTGGGTTGGCCTGCTAGCGAGGCTGACACAATAGCCCAAGTAGCAGCCCGCGAAAGCCGCTGCACTAGCGACGCATATAACGCGCTAGACACTGCAGGCGGTAGTTACGGCATATACCAAATAAACGGGTTTTGGTGCAACCCCTCGACGTACTGGCCGCAAGGCTGGCTACAGGCCCAAGGCGTACTAACAGACTGCCAACAATTATTTGACCCAGCAATAAACACAAAAGCCGCCCTAGCCATATGGTTAAATAGTGGTTGGGCGCCATGGAAAACAGCCCAATAACCCGATAACAAAGGACTACCCGACATGCAGGAACCAATAGAACCCGATACTGGCATAACTGAACATACGCGCAAAATGTTTGCACTTATTGACGATTTAGTAAGGCCAAACCACGTTGCTAAACCAGTAAATACCCACGTTTACCACCTCATAGGTGAACTGGAAGCACTACGCCAAGACCTATTACGCATGGATGACGTGCGCGCACGGTTTTTAGAACTGGCCATAATCGAGTTAGAGAAACTGCAATAGTGTTTAGGTGCAGCCTGACCGCTGAGGATTTAGACCGCTGCAAACTTATTGCAGATCAGATCAGCAGCAATAGCCGCGAATATAAACAGCGTTACGGCGCCCATAAACGCGTTACAGACCCCGAAACGCTAAACCTAAACGGTGTGCTAGGCGAATACGCGTTAGCAAAATACCTAGGTTGGGCTTACTGGTATACAGAATATGACCCCAGCGCGTACGACGTCGCAGGCTATGAGGTTCGATCTACACGGCACGCCAACGGCCATTTGATAACCCACCCGGGCGACAAACCCGGCATATATGTACTGGCCATAATCGAGGGCGACAACATGGTAAGGCTGCACGGCTGGCGCACCCTGAAAACGGCAAACGTGCAGCGCCATTGGCGAACCGATATGCACACCCCCTGCTATATGACCCCGCAAGCCGAATTATGGCCTATGGATATGCTGCCAGCAACCGCGTTATACCTATGTGGTAAAACAGACTAAGTAAACCCGACTAGAAAAGGACACCCGACTAATGGCATGGAATGACTTAGCAACCGAAAAGCAGTTATACCTAATAATGAAACTGCAAAAAGAATTAGGGCGCACACCAAAAACGTTTGGTGGAATAACTAAGCGTCAAGCGAACACGCTGATAACTGACTTGCAAGACGAACTAACCGCTACGAAGGCATACGAGGCCGCTAATGGCATTTGATTTACAAAACTACGTTGATGTACCTACTCGACTTGCTGAGGCATACAAGCGTTGGCCTAACCTACGCATACAAGAAACCGTAAACGAAACGGTAACTATGCCGGATGGCAGTTGCTTTATACGTTGCACGGTTTCTGTTTGGCGTGATGAACTTGACAAACTGCCAGCAATCGCTACAGCAGCCGAACCATACCCGGGCAAAACGCCTTACACCAAAAACAGCGAGTTTATGGTAGGCATGACTAGCGCGTTAGGCCGTGCGTTGGGGTATATGGGTTGCGGAGTGTCTAAAAGTATTGCTAGCCGTAATGAGATTGAGGCACGCCAAGACCCAGCAGCACCGGGCGAAGTAATCGCACCACGTGGCAAGGCTGTAGCGGGCAGCGCTGCAGGCAACCCCAGCGCCCCTAGCGGCAATTTTGCTAGCGCAAAACAAATTAACTTTATTAAAGCGTTGGCGAAAGGCCGCGAGTATGACGAAGGCGAACTACTGGAAAAAATCCATGAGATACTAGGCAAAAACGACGTGATATTAGAAACGCTGACAGCAGCAGACGCCACAAAAGTAATCGGGGTAATGAAATGACCCGTTACAAATCTAACTACAGTTACGCGCAAGATTTACGAGACGTACGCCAACACAGCATGGAACTAGCACGCAAACTGGCAGCCGAACAGGCGTTAGTAATGGACTTAAATAACCAAATACACGCGCTAAACGTCGAGGTAGAACGCCTTACTGACGAACTAAACCTAGCCCATGAAGCATTACGCAGGGCCTTTAAGCCACAATGACGCCTAACCTGATGAGTGAACGCGATCTAAAAAACTGCATAGTGAACTATGCGCGCCGCCACGGCTGGTTAGTCCACCACGATTTACCCAGCCAACGCGCTAACGGCAGTTGGGCTACAGCAATACAAGGCGACAGCGGCTACCCCGATCTAGTGTTAGTACACCCGGGTAACGCCGATGAAAAAGTGCCGGCACAAATCATTTATGCCGAACTTAAAACGCAGCGCGGCACATTAACTGCAGGCCAGCAACAGTGGTTAGACGCGCTAACGGCAGCAGGTCAAACAGCAGTAGTGTGGCGCCCCGCAGACATACCAGCGATTTTCACAGATTATATAAAGCGTTAGACAACTGGCTAGCCCCATGGCCTACACCCGTCGCACGGTGAAAGGTATAAAACACGGTGACGTGGGTAGATCGGCGCGCCCTGAAACATGCAACACGAAATGGATTAGGCAAGGCGTTGAGGCGGGCTGTAAACATAATCAGCCAAGTAAGTAATGCTAGGTAACGGACTGAGTGCAACCCGTGGGCGGGCATTACTGCATTAGGCTTAATGGTGCC